ATTCATAACTATAGTGGCAGGCAGAAGATTCGGAAAAACAAAAGCCATGGCATTCTCAGCAAACCACTACGCAATAACACATCCTGATAGCATTCAGTTTATCCTTGCCCCCTCATACAACCAGGCAAACATAATGTTCTGGGAAATAACAACATTGCTATCAAAATCGATAATGGTCCACCTTGTCGAAAGAATATACAAAACTCCCTTCTCCAAAATCATATTCAAAAATGGCAGTGAGATCCACGCAAGATCAACAACAAAGCCCGAATACCTCAGAGGCCATAAAGCACATAGGGTAATATTGGATGAAGCCGCTTACATTTCTGATGAGGTTATCAGTCAGGTTGTCGAGCCGATGCTTGCAGATGTTAACGGATCCTGGATCAAGATAGGAACACCATTCGGGAAAAACCACTTCTATGATTCTTATCTGAAGGGCCAATCTGAGGAATTCGAGGACTATAGCAGCTACCACTTCCCTTCAACTGTGAATCCACACATTTCACGAGAATTCATCGAGAAAAAGAAGAAAGAATACGGAGAGAATTCAATAATCTTCCGAACTGAATACCTTGCAGAGTTCGTTGAGGATCAAAATGCTGTATTCAGGTGGCAGGATATTCAGAAGAATGTTGCAAATATCGACTTTCAGGATAAGGGAGAGTCAGGCAGGTTATATGTCATCGGTTGCGATCTGGCAAAGTATCAGGACTACACTGTTATCATAGTCCTCGATGTTACAGAAATACCATTCAAACTGGTCCACTTCCAGCGCTTCAACCGTAGGCCATATGCTGAAACTATCATGAAGTTGAAGGAACTGTACAAGCGATTCAACTATGCCAAAGTATTGATCGACTCGAGTGGTGTTGGGGATCCCGTACTTGAGGATCTGCAGGATATCGGAGCTGAAGGCTACGTCTTCACATCAAAGTCTAAGGTCCAGTTGATCCAGAGGTTGCAGGCAGCTATAGAAAATGGAGAGGTAAAGTATCCTTATATTGAGGAACTTGTTAAGGAGCTGCAGTTCTTTGAGTATCAGCTGACAAGGACCGGCATTAAGATGGAAGCTCGCTCTGGTCTCTATGATGATTGCGTAATTGCTTTGGCATTGGGTGTATATGCTGCAGACTCGGCCCTACCGGATGAAGCAGATTGGGACTTCTTCTAATCTTTTTTAAGCACTCTTTCAGCTAGTGGCTCGGCCATGATGTATAAAAGACATCCAACAAAAGCTGCTAAGACCCCTGCAATAATGTTAGACGAATAATATTCCCCAGCAAAAAACAAAGCTACACCTAATAGCATAAAAGCAAAACCTATGGATATAAATGTAAAGCCTGCAGTCATTATTTCCGAAATCTTGAACTGCTTATTTAGATACTCTTTCAATTCCGGGTCCATGGTTTAATTTAAAAACTAGTTAAATAATCTTTCCTGACTTTGCTTTTTATTATCCCCTAAAGACAATCAGAACATGGGTGTATTCGATATTTTCAAGCGAGAAACTGTAGAGCTGAAAGAGACAAATGAGTTCTTCAACCTCTCAGCAGATACTTTGCTATCTCTGCTCGCAAACAAAGCTTCTGCAGATCAAGTCTACACTCCTGACTTTCAGCCAGAGGGTGGCTGGGATAAGTGGTGCTCATGGGCTGCCAAGCAGGGTAAAATCGCTCGTATAGTTCGCTCACTGGCAAAGAACGCAATGTCATTCGACTTTGCTGGCGAAGATGAGAAAGCTCTTGAACTCGTCAGGCAGATGGCACGCAAAACCCATCTTAAAACAGTTCTCATCCTTGCCTTCAAGGACTGGCTTGTTTATGGCAGATGCTTCTTAGAGGCAGTATGGGAGACTAAAACTAAGGACCTCATCAAGGTAAAGCGAGTATCCCCGCAAACAATGACAGTGTTCCGGGATAATGAAGATGATGTCAGGAACCTCAAAGAGTTTCTTAAATCTACAGAATACGCAGATTATGCAAGCGAGCTCAAAGCAGGAACAGGAGATAATATAATCGGCTTTGCTCAGTTCTGGGATAAACGCCATGAGAACAAAGCTATTTTCTTCAAGCCTGACGAACTGATTTTCATTCCTAGATACCCTGACCACGATTCTCCCGATGGCATTTCGTTGCTTCGGGAGAACTACACTGTAATCATGAACAAGCTTGGGCTCGAGAAATCTCAGGCGATAATGGGCAAACGTCACGTGGATCCAAAGCTCAAATTCATAATCCCGGATAAATGGTGGGGTCGTCGCAAGCAGATCATCGACAAAATCAAGCAGGGACTGAAAGCTGGCCTCGATATATTCCTGCCAGAGGGTATGGACGTTGATATTCTCGAAACCAAGGGCAATCCGATGGCAGTTATAAGGGCCCAGCAACACATCGAAGATCAATTCATAGCATCCATGGGATTTGCAGATTCATTCACAGAATCAACATCCTCAAACCGCAGTGTAGGGGAAATACAGCTACAGTTCTTTGAAAGAGATATCAGACCTGAAAGAGCTCTGTTCGCTGAAGTTCTCGAGGACCAATTAATCAAACCATATGTTGAAGCTAAGTTGGGTAAGGGGGTTGAGCCACCACAATTCCAGTTTGAAGACCTGACACCGGAGGACCAGCTCGAGAAGATTCGTATTATGATTCCTCTCGTGCAATACATGACTGAAGGGCAGCTCAAGAAGTTCTTTGAAGATCTCGGTTACCCAGTTCCTGAAGATGAAGAGCAGAACTTCTCAGAGAAACTAAAAGCAATCGATTTAGCAACTCAGAAGGGGGTTCCGAAACCTGTTCTCAAGGCATCGGTTGACGTAAGAGAAGAGTTCAGACAGGAAATACTCAAACTAAGAGAGGAGCTTAGAGATGCTCTCGGAATTTGAAATCTTTGATTTTGCAACCCCTGATGAAGAAGCTCTAAGAGTCCTTGAAACTCTCATTCTGCAGAGAACCCTTGAAGCTAGAAAGCGGGCTGTAGAGATTCTTGCGAAGTACATCGCTATGAGCTACTACACCGGTGCTGAGAAGGCAATCGACCAGTTAAAGCTCCCAGTCCAACCCACATCAATTGGAGTTCAAGGGCTTGATGCTGTCATTAATGAACTCTCCCCAATTCTGGAGGAAACATTTGGCTACCTTGCTAAGGATCTCACAGATGTAATTGAAGATGGCATAAAGAATAATCTGACATACACGCAGATCAAGCAGCAGCTTCAAGAAAAGCTCAAAACCTTCGGCGATCGCATACCGTTCAGAAGAGCAGGGCAATACAGGGAAATAGTTCAAGTATCTCCATATTCAGGAAAGCTCAAACTTGTTAAAAAGAAAATCAAACGGAACGTCACAATCAAGACTGAAGCTTATGCCAATATGCTTGCTAGGACAGCAACAAAGAAGGCATACGCTTTAGGGCATATTGAAGGGTACAAGCAAGCTGGTATAAGGAAGTGGAGATATACAGCTGTTGCTGATGAAAGAACCCGGCCTGAACATTTAGCATTACATGGCAAGATTTTCGAGGTGGGGAGCGAAGAAGAACAGCTTGCCTTGAAGGTGATGGGGGAGCCTAACTGCAGATGCCGGCCCATCCCCTTCTTTGATGATCCGAAGTATGATACTCCTGCTGAAGTTTACGAGCGAGAAAAGAAAGAGTGGGCGAAGCAAGCGTTGGATGAAATGTACTTGGATCAGGGAGCTCGCTATGTTGCATCAATCTCCTTCGGGGACAAGAGAACAAAAGAACGAATGATCTCTGATCTGGCTGATAAGTTCAGGAGAAATGAGAAATCAAGAATGCTCATTGGAATTGCTAAGATTAAGATGCAGGAGCAGATTATCAAGACCTTCGACACTTTGCATCAGAATTTCACACACAATGGAGTTAAACATGCAGTAAGACATGCATCACGAGAAAAATTTAAGATATTTGAGATATTAGAAGTTAAGAGAACTGGGAAGCTCATTGGAAGACTTGAAGAAACTGAAGTTTACTGGGGCACCTCGAAGCACGGAACTCAATTGGCATTGTATATCAGTGACGGGAGAATTAGAACAGCATATAAGTGTCCGGAACATTGCCTAAAAGACCTGTTGAAGAGGGTTAAGAGATGAGACTATACATCCTCGAAGAAGATTTGCATGAGGCTGGATTGCCTCTTGAAGAGGCTGAATACAACGCTAAGGTAGAGGATGGTATTGCGATAGTTTTTGGGAAGATGAGTGATGGTACATTCAAAATTAAAGTTGTAAAAAGTGATGGTAGATTTTCCATCGAAGTTCCGGATGACATTGTCAAAAGAGTTCATCTCAACGATGATGAACACTACCTCCCTGCATACTACCACACAAAAGACGGGATTATAGCGTTCCACGTTTCCTGACTTTTCTTTATATTTTCCTTGAAAACTAACTCTTTCATGCAAGAAGTAACAGTCGATTTAACAGTATCCGCTAAGGATGCAATAATACCCGATGTCTTTGATTTTAGCGAAACAGAAGATAAACCACTGAGAAGAAGAATAATAGCGGTAAGCGAGGGCAGACATAATGGCATCAATTTCAGCGGAGATGAAATCAGGCTAATGGTAGAAGATGCAATAAGGCTGAAAGAAGAAGAGAACAGAGCTTACTTTGCGGTTCCACTTGTACTGGATCATTCTTACAGGTTCATCGACAAAGTTGGCTCAACATTCAATCTATTCTACGATGAAGAGAGGAAGGCAGCAATAGCTGATGTAGAATTCTGGCAATTTACATCAATGCTCAAGGAAATTGCTGAAAGAGTAAAACGGGATCCGGAGAACACCTACTTCAGTGTCAGGGTTAGAGGACAGCTTAGAGATGATAATTCGATAACAGATCTAAAGCTAATTCATATTGCTCCTGTTTTGGAACCCGCAGACAGTAACGCTCGCATTATTGGAGAATTAAAAGATGAGGGGGTGAATATGTCTAAAACTGATGAACTTGTTGATTTGGGTGCTGTCCCAAACAACCCGTCTGGATATAAGAAAGCTGAGATGAACACACCCTGGAGCAAACCCAATCTGGAAGACTTCACAGACAAATCGTGGGATGAACTCAGCGATCAAGAAAAGAGAAAGATTGCTTCTCACTTTGCATGGTCACCAAAGATGCCACCTAACACATTCTCAGATCTCAAGCTACCACATCACAGGCCTTCAGATGGAGCAGTTGTGTGGAATGGTGTAAGAGCTGCGATGGCTGCTTTAATGGGAGCAATAGGTGGTGTGCAGATTCCTTCTGCAGATAAAAGAAAAGTGTACAGTCACCTAGCAGCACACTACAAAGAATTTGATAAAACTCCACCAAACTTTGAGGCTCTTGAAGAAGCTCTTGAACTTCTTTCTGACTTTGCTTTAAATATTGACGAGAAAACAGATTCAAGCATGGAGGTAGAACTTCAGGAAAAAATAACCAAACTGGAAGAGCAGGTTAAAGACCTGACAGCAAAACTCAGTGAAGCTAATTCCAAACTCAATGAAGCTGATGCAAAGCTCAATGAAGCTGATGAGAAAGTGACGCTCATGGCTGAAATTCTTGCTTTGGACAATGAAGTTGACAAAGAGTTTCTGAGATCATTAAGCAAAGAGCAGCTCGAGAAGTACAAAGCTGATTTGGAGAGAAGAGGTACTAAAACGACAGAGAAGAGCCTCAGTGGTAGCACAGACGAAGATCCGTTTGAGCTCGCCAAGAAGTATTTTGGTCCTGTAGAGGAGGAGGTGAACTGATATGGCTGAGCCAACAAGCCCTGTTGTTTACGATTTAACGAAGCAGCCCCTACCTGCTAAAGTTGACACAAATCAAACCAAGGATTCGGAGGGCTACTACTACAGACAAGGGGACTTTGTTGAGATTGCTGGCGATGAGACAGTAAAGATATCATCGACTGGGAGTGGAATTGGTGTATTACAGACATCAATCCACGAGAATCAGGCCCCAGACGGGCTTGATAGCAGGCACAGAGTTGCAGTATTGACGAGGTTCAAAGCTTGTATTAAGGCAACTGCGAATGGAACAATCTCTGCGGGAGATATGGTTAAAATCACAGGCAACAAAGCTGTGAAACTCGACCCATTAAGCCAGGATGTTGATGAAGGCGGAACTGCAACATACACAATTGCATGGGATGCAAGGGACTTCTTTGGACTTTGCTGGAAGGGTGGAGCTGACGGAGAAGAGGTTCTAATACTGGTGTGAGGTGGTGAAAGTGTCTAATGTAAATCCAAGCCCCTACTCTACAATTGAGCTCGGATATATGGATCATCCAGCTTTACAACCTGAAGTGATTGTGGCAAGAGTCAAGCAGGTCTATGAGAAAACACTGATTGGCAGACAGCTACTTGGAACTCCACAGCCAATTCAGGGAGATAGTGTTTCTTGGATAGAAGAACAGGACATAGTCGGCAACGTCGACTGGATAACTGAGGAAGGCGGTTTTCCGGAAATTGACTTCAAGTGGGCAAAGAAGGCCAAGCCAGTCAGGCCATACGGTGCTTACTTTGATGTTACACTGATGGAGCGCAGGTGGGCAAGAATACAAACTGTAGGCAGGAAGATTAACAGAGCTGTTTACAGGATGAGAAGGTTCGAAGATGATCTGATCTTCTATGAAATCTTGAATGCTTCCGGTATAAACACATTCGATGGTACAAACTGGACCGATACTACAACAGGAGATCCAATTAGTGATTTAGAGCATGCTAAGAAATTAATCTATGATGCAACTGATGGTTTGGAAGCAACAGATGTGATCATGAGCTCAGCTATGTATGAGAGACTATTGAAATTCGATGTTGTCAGAAATAACAACTATCTGCAGTCACAGGTCGTAGAAACAGGAAGACTTCCAGCACTTGCAGGATTGAGGATAACAAAAGACAACGCAGTTGATCCGAACGATGATGGTCAGGTGGTTGTTCTCAGAAGAGGAGATGTGGGATATCCTGCTGAATCAATCCCACTGACAACTGTTCCAGTTAAGGGAGATAACTTGGGCAATCCATTGCTTGACTACAGATATTTCGTATTCGCAATGGCTGAGCCAGTCATTGATTCACCGGAGTTAATCTGCGTAATCAATGGACTCAAAGCCTAATTAATTTTTTGAGGTGATATCTATGCCTAAAAAAACCGTAAAAGCTGAAGTAAGAGCAACAGTTATTGAAACTAGGGATTTCGTTGCAAAGAGAGGAGATGTTGTGGAGATTCCAGTCAATGAAAAAGACCAGAGCCCTGCTGTTAGGCATGCTCTGAAGTCTGGTAACCTCGTGCTCATTGATCTTGCTCCTGTTAAATCAGAAGAAGTTAAGGAGTAATCACGAATCACGATATTTTCCTAAGGAGATGGAAAATATAGGCTGAGAGGGCACATGGCTGCAACTATTAGCGATGTCAGGTTACAGATTGGAGACACTGAGACACCTTATTTATTTGAGGACCCAATGATTCAAGATGCCCTCGATGAAGCTTCAGATCTTCTACAAAGAGATGGGATAAGTGTTGATTCAACTTCAGGCAAAAGAGCACACAAGCTTTTAGCTTCAATTTATCTGGTAAATTCTTTTCTTGGTAGGATTAAGAACAGAGCGGTCAAGTCAATCAGAGAGGGAGATGTAAGCATTGACTACGTTGACCTGCAGAATCAGGTGGAGAAGTGGAAGACTGAGCTTGAAGAAATAAGAACAAGATTACAAGACCCACTTGAAGCAGTTTATGACAATTACTGATTTTGATTATCCCTATACGATTCAGCTCGTTAAAATTGCAGAGGGTTATACTAACCAGTCAACCGGTGAATATATCCCCGGATCCGAAACAGTTACAGAGATCAAGGGGCATATACAAGACATCACTGCCAAGTTACTGCAACAGCTCCCTGAAGGCGAATACTCAATAGGTGATCGACGTCTGTACACGGATGCGGATATCAAGCCCGGAGATATAGTCAGGATCACGGAGCCTGACAACTCGGTAACGGAATGGATCGTCAAAGAGCAGGAGAGAAATTACAACTTCCTCTCAAAACATCAGATAACAAGAAGGGTGTTTCTGCTAAAGCGTAAGGGCTGACTTTTCTTTATATTTTCCTTGAAGGCTAACTACTTCATGCAGTTAAATGAAGTTTTGAAACACGATACAGTATGGAGT